GGATCAAGGCAGTGATACGCAGCCAGATTTTTAAGGAGGCGGCGGTCGCGCGCCAGCCTGAGCCGCTGGTCGACGTGCAGGTTGGACCTGGTGGTGCATCGGGCACTGTCTACGTCTACATCCGCTATATCGACGCGGAGAGCGGTCAAACGCAGGTACTCTCGTTCTCTGTATCAGGCTGAGCCAATGCAGCTCTCTCTTCGCACTTTCAACACACTTGTCCAGTCGATGGCGGCGGCTGTCGAAGCATCGGCGACGCAACTCCTTGACCTCACTGTCGGATCCACCCTCCGAGCGATATTGGAGGCGAACGCCTCCGTCGGTCTCTGGATGCAATGGCTGATTTTGCAGGTGCTGCGGACCACTCGGGCGGCCACGAGTGCCGGAGCCGATCTCGACAGTTGGATGGCCGACCTGACATTGACCCGGTTGCCGGCGGCCTCCGCCAGCGGGATCGTGACCTTCTCGCGGTTCACACCGCTGCTGTCCGCCATGATACCCGCCGGAACGCTGGTACGAACCGCGGATGGCATCCAGACCTTCTCAGTGAGCATTGACACGACCAATTCCGCCTGGTCTGGCGCAAGCAACGGCTATGTCGTCGCGAGCGGTCTTGCCTCGATCGACCTTCCAGTGCTGGCAGCGGTGCCCGGCACCGGAGGAAACGTGCAGGCTGGGGCGATCTCGATCCTGGCGTCAGCGGTGCCGGGCATCGATTCGGTGAGCAACCCCGCGGCATTTCAGAACGGCCTCGATGCCGAGTCCGACGACGCTTTCAGGAACCGGTTCCGCAACTTCATTGCAAGCAGGTCACGTGCCACGCCTGCCGCCGTCGGTTACGCGATCGCCAGTATTCAGCAGGGGCTGCACTATGCCATCCAAGAGAATGTCGATCCCGCCGGTCAACCCAGTCCGGGCCGGTTTGTGATTACGGTTGACGATGGGTCCGGCAGCCCCTCGAGTGCACTGCTGTCGACAGTGCAGAGTGCAATCGACGCGGTACGTCCAATCGGCTCGGTATTCAGCGTTCATCCGCCCACCGTTGTTACGGTCGACGTATCCATGCTGATAACGGTCGACTCCAACAAAAGGAAAGCACCGGTCCAGGCGATTGTGGGCAATGCGGTCAGCTCGTATATCAACGGCCTGCCGATCGGCTCCGGACTGCCACTGACCAAGCTGGCGCAGATTGCCTACTCGGCGGATTCAGCGGTGATCAACGTCAGCGCCTTGCTGGCAAACGGCGGTTCGAATGACCTTCCTGCCGTCCCGACGGGTGTTATCAAGGCTGGTACAGTCGCGGTGAACTGACGTGACGGGCGATCAGATGGACGTTCTCGCACGGTTGCGGGCTGTACTGCCGGCGCGCTGGTTTCCCGATTCCGCGCCTGTCCTGGATGGGCTCTTGAGTGGGCTCGCTGCGGGCTGGAGCTGGGTCCACCAGCTGTTGCAGTATGTTCAGGCGCAAACGCGCATTGCCACCGCCACTGACATCTGGCTCGACATCATCGCGCGGGACTATTTCGGCACCCGCCTTGTACGGCGTGTCGGTCAAGGGGACCCGGCGTTCCGGTCCGCGATCCAGCGCGAACTGTTCCGCGAACGTGGGACGCGTGGCGCGATCGTATCGATACTGCAGGATCTGACTGGACTGCCGCCACTCGTTTTCGAGCCGGCGCGACCGACCGACACCGGTGGATATGCCTCGTCCGCCGGCGGCGGAGGTGGAGTCGCGTACGGCTGCGCCGGTGGTTGGGGAAGCCTTGCCCTGCCATTCCAATGCTTCATTACCGCCTACCGTCCCCTGGGCGGAGGGATAGCGATGGTCAGCGGCTGGTCTTCCGGCGGCGGAGCCTACGGCCAGGGCGCGATTGAATATGCCAGCCTGGCCATGGTGCAGGCCCAGGTAACGGACGAAGACATCTACAATGCAATAGCCGATGTACTACCTGTTGCCACCATCGGTTGGACCAAGATCGTCGACTGAGTTGGCACAAGAGATCAACTAGAGGACCTTATGGACAGAATCCTGGTTTACCCCGGGAGTATCCCGCTCGACACCGATCTGCTCAACACGAATCGGAACAGCATGATTGCCCTGGGCTGCCTCGCCCAGACAATTCTTGGCACAGGCACGGTGGTCGATGGCCTTGTTTGCTCGCCCACCGCACCCGCATCCTTGTCCGTGATCGTCGGGCCTGGCAGCATCATTCAGCTTTCAGTCATCGATAGCCTTGCCTATGGATCATTGCCGGCCGACACGACTGATGCTTTGCTGAAGCACGGCATCAACCTTGCCACGACGTCATTTACCCTGACATCGCCCACGACATCCGGCCAGGCGATCAATTACCTGATCCAGGCCGCGCTGCTGGAGAGCGACACCAACCCCATCGTCTTGCCATACTACAACGCGGCCAACCCGGCGCAGCCGTACAGCGGTCCCAACAATTCGGGCGTCGCGCAGAATACCTTGCGCGTCCAGCGCGTCCAGCTTCAGCTCAAGGCGGGTGCCGCCGCCAATTCCGGATTCCAGGTCACTCCTCCGGTGGATAACGGTTGGGTGGGGCTCTATGTCATCACGGTCTCATACGGTCAGACCACGATTACCAGCGGAAATATCACCCAGTATTCCACTGCGCCTTTTCTTGGCTGGAAACTTCCTGCGCTGCGGCCAGGCTTTGCGTCGGGCGTCAGCACCTATGTCGGCAACGGCACCTTCACCGTCCCGACAGGCGTGACCCAGGCAGAAGTCGAGGTATGGGGCGGCGGCTCCGGAAGTTTCGCCTCTACCCAGAGCTTCGCAAGCGGTGGAGGCTCCGGGGGCGGCTATGCCCGCAAGCGCATAACGGGACTGGTCGCCGGCCAAACGATACCCATTACTGTGGGGTTTGGCGGCGCGGCCGGCAATACCAGCGGGGGCGCTCCGAGCGCGGGTGGGACTTCAAGCTTCGGCACATATGTCAGCGCCACGGGGGGCAACCTGAATGTCCTGGCGAGCACGCAGGATCCCCGCAACGGTGCAACGCCTGGAGGGTTTGGTGTTGGCGGCGACGTCAATCTGACCGGATCTGCCGGCCAGGGGGCAATGTTGACTCAAGGCGGACTTGGTGGCGGCGCGCCAATGGGCGGCTGCCAGAACAGCGGCACCTGGGGAGTGCAGGGCAGCTTCCCTGGCGGCGGCGCATCCGGCGCGGGTACCGGCACGAACGGTGCCACCCCGTATAACGGCGCGAACGGTGCCGCCGGCCTCGTCGTCGTCAGATGGTAGGATGTATCAATGAAAACCTATGCGCGGATTCAGAATGGAATAGTCGCGGAATTGCTGAGGACCGACGGCGACATCACTAGAATGTTCAACCCGGCCCTGGTCTGGGTGGACGTCTCGTCTCGAACGGATCTTGCCGAGGGTTGGCATTTCGATGGGACGCAATTCACCAGGCCAGCCGAACAGCAGCCTGCAGCTCGGGTCCCCAGCGTCGCCGAGCTGCAGGCTCAACTCGCGGCCCTCAGTGCGCAGATCGCCGCACTGAGCGGCGACGGCTGAACGGCACTCAGCATCAGGGAGCTGCCATGCCCACCCCAGCAAGTCACATCTGGAAGCCAAGCACCGCGCGCACAGTCGTGCTGGACTCCTTCATCGCCATGCCGCGTGGCTCCACAACAATAGCGCCCCCACCGCTGAACTGGCCAGCCAAGGATCCCGCCGACATACTGGACTATCAGTTCGACATATCGCCGGCGCTGGTGGGCAACGACGGTGACGCCATAACCACCCTGGACGTGACGATCGAACCGGCCAATCCAGGCGACCTTACGCTGAATAGCGCGACCGCCGACGGACCGGTGGCGGTACTGTGGCTTTCCGGAGGTCAACCCGGAATTGTATACACTGTCAACCTGGCGATCGGCACCGCGAACGGACGGACTATCAATCGCGCCATTCTTCTGCCGGTCCTATATTTGTCCGTCCCGCCAGTCCCGCCGAATGCGCTGGTGACCGATTCGGGAATTGTCCTGACTGATCAGTATGGCAATCCGGTATTGATTTCCTAAAGCATGATGAGGTCAAGTTGACCTCACCCTGCTTTAGTTTTCCTTGTTTGAGCGCGTGATTCAGACCTCCGGGCGATTCCGCCTTCGGTCATCACGCGCTAAGCCACTGCACGGCAGTTCCGGCGGCATTATACCAACCTCCACTGAGTGCGACGCATAACGCGATGGCGGCCAGGCCAGCCGTGACCGTATGGGGCGCGATCAGCAGCAATTGGCATTCGCCATCCTTCTTGCAACATGCGTGCGCTCCGACGCTGAGGGGCTGACCTAATCATGCCGACAATTGATCAGCTTGCCTCTAGTACGGCAG